CATCTCTGGAAACTCTTTGATTGACTTGACCAGCTTTTTAAACTTTTGATCTTTTATAAATCTTGGATTGTTTTCATTTGGTATTACCTTACTAATCTTTACTTTTTCCATATGTATAACGTATTTAATTTATTTATTTCCTAACTTTAATTTTAACAGTCTTTCTCTTATTGCTTTTCTTTCTTTACCCTTTGGTAATTTGTCTAATAGTTGTTGTAGTTTTTGTATTAGTTTCTTGCTCATAGTTTTTCTATTTCGTTTAGCACTTCTTGATAGTATTCTATGTTGTTAGATGGTTTTAGTATTTCGTATTCTAGTATAATACTTATATGTAGTTTAGCACATTTCTTTGCTTCTTTGCTTGTTGTTGTTTCTACATAAAATGCTTTTACTAATTGGTATGCTTTTTCTTTTGGTGTTTGCATAAATAGCCATTCTTTTTCTATCACGTTGCACAATTTATTATTTCATACTCACTATTGTTTTGCTTCCATTCAAAAGACTTTAATACTAAAGCTGCACGTTCATCATACATTGTTTTTTGTTCTTCTTCTAAACCTCTGTATTTCATTTCATTTTTAGTATAACCACTTGCATAATGTTTATCGTATATACTTAACTTTTCTATTGCCTTGAAATAATCTTTTTCTAGTGTTGCATACTTTTTTTGTATCACTTCTAGTTTAGATATTTGGCTATACTCTATTTGTGATTTAACTATAAAGTTGCTTTCAAGTTTATCGTAATAATCAAATCTATCTTTTTTGTACAATGGGTACATTTTGTTTGCGTGTATTGCCGTTGCGTGGTCAAATGATTTACCTTTTGATTTTATAAAGTCTGATATACTTACCCACCTCATATCAAGTTTGTTTCTTAATATATGACAAAGCAATGCTCTATGCTCAACGTATTCGGTTTGCCTTGTTTGTTTGTATATATCTATGCCAGTTAAAGTAATAAGTAATTCACTTACTTGTTCTGGTGTTTCTAGTATTGTTGGTACTGTGTTGTAATTCATTTACTTTGTAGTTTTTGTATGTATAAAGCTGCATCCATTAGTTCTTCTTTTAGGTGCTGCAAAAAATCATCGTGCTTGTTGTCTTGTAGTGTTGTTTTGTATTTGTCTATTCCTACACAACTTCTTATATCAAACTCTCTTTTTAGATCTTCAACTATTTTATCTTTCATTGTTATACTCTTTTATAAATTCTATCTATAAATTCAGAGAAATCATCTCTACCATTACAGTTCTTATCTTCATTGTTTCTAATTGATAATTTTAATCTGGCTTCTAATTTTACAAAATCAATATCTTTTAATTCTTTAAATTTTCTGTTAAATGCCCAGTTCCTTAAACCTTGTAATGTAAATGCACCTTTGTTGTAATCTTGTTTTAACATATAAGATATTTGTGCAAGTTTATCACTAAATTTTACATCTCTAAACTCAAGTTTACCCTCTCTAAATAATTCTTTGTTTTTAGAATAAAGATCAACCAAAAAGCCACAAGGTAAGCCATCAAAAATGTGGTTGTATGTATTCCATAAATAAGCATAATTACTAAAATGTTCAATATTATCTTTACCAAATTTATACCAGGCATCTAAATAATTTTCATCATTCCAAGTTTTCTGAACATTATTGAGTTTTGCTACATCTTTTATTACTTCTTTTTTATTATTATATTTTTTAACAATGCACATAATCTTTTTGTGCTTAATTGGATCAGTTGTTAAGGCATTACAAAGATGCTGCCCATCTACAATAACATACTTTCTTCTTGGATCAAATTCAGATATATCACCTATAATTGGCAATCTTAATATACCGCACTGGTTTACACTTTCTAATATAGAGTTTGTGTGTCTTTGGCTAATATCTCTATTAAATTCTAATAAATTCTTTTCCTTTAATAATTCTTTGATTTCATTAATTTTAAATTCTTTCATTTTGTTTTGCTTATTAATTAATATTTATTCTGTTCTTAATTTTAAAAGGTGATAGCACTCGGTGTATTTTTGTCTGGCCTTACCTTTGTATTCTAGTTTAAATAATTCATATAGCTTTCTTGTGTATTGGTATTTTGTTGTGCAGTCTTTAAAATGTTTTTCTGCAAACTTCTTACCCTTACCTTTAAAGTAATTTACATTGTCTGCTGTGTCGCCCTCTATCATTTGAGCATAGAAATTATACATTGCTTCTTCTTCAGATATATCCAATATCACTTGGTGCTTGTAGTGATAATTGTACATTAAGCAAGGAAATTGTTTATAGTCTTTATCGATTGAAACAATTATTACTTCATCCCTACCAAGATCATCACTAATCTGCTTCCAGTACCTAGCAACAATATCATCTGTTTCTACACCGTAACCCCATATACTATCGTATTGTTCTTTTACAAACTGGTGCATCTCATTTAAAAGCGGTGGCAGTTCCTGTTTCTTTCTGTTGGCTTTGTACTTTGGTGTAATTAGCTTTCTAAAGTTGCCCTTTGATCCACTAAAACAAAGTACTTTATCTATTGTATATCGTTCCTCCAAATCGTTTACAATCTTCATATACTGTTGATCAAACTTATTCCTGGCATCTACAATATTTGTGTAATACTTTTCATCTTCTGGAGTTTCTCTTTTACGATAGCAACTTGCAAAAATTAAACTATCTGCATCAACTAATAAAATCATAATTCTATTGTTGCTTGTTTAATCATTTCAAGGTGCATTTCCTGCATCTTCTTTTGCTCCTTAGTGACCATACCTATAATTGAAGGTAAGTCTCTAAAAAGCTGGTCTACATTCATCACAAGTGTTTTGTCATCATTATGACCATAGCCAATATATAATTCACCATCACTACAATATAAAGTGTTTGTTTCGTATATGTAAGTATGTGATTGTGCTTCTTTTAATTGTGCTTTTAATATTTCAATTTGAGCCTCTAGTTTTTCTAATTTGTTATCTTGTCCCATTTGTCTATTGTTATGTTAAGTCTTAAATAATTTCTATTCTTTGTTTCTTTTACTTGGTAGTTAATAGATATGTCTGATATAGATGGATCAGCTTCTGTATAATACTCTATTTGTTTTTTTAGCTTTTCCCAAGCTGCTTCGTTTACTCTCATATTAAAAATCTGCTATTATAAAACTATCATTATCTATCATTATCACTTGTGTTTCACATTCTATTGCATCAATGTCTGGAAAATCTTCTTTGTCATATTCTTGCCAAAAATCTTCTAGGCTATCATATTCTGTAAAATCACAGCACAAAGCAATAACATCTAGTTCTATTTGCTCATCAGTATCGTCTTCGTATTCTTCTAAATATTCAAATAAGGCTTTTTTACCTTTGTAAGTAAATTGGTTTTGCCTATCCATATTAAAAAAGGCATCTTGAAATTGTCCGAAAGTAATTGTTTGTTTCATCTGTTTTGTTTTTAAATTAAAGTTTATTTCCGCATAAAGGATACATTCTAGTATAAAATGATTGTCCTTTTTTAATTCTTTTTTTGTTATCTAAAATAATATCTTCTTCAGCAATAGCATTTATTCTACCGTAATATCCTATTTCTTTTCTATCTGGAGTATCTATAGTTGTTGATCCAATATATTTATCTTCAATCATATATTCTAAAAAATAACCTAGTTGTTCAAATTGTGACATTCTGTTTGTTTTATTATTATAGTGCAATATAACAATAAATAACTTATTGACAAAAAATTTTATAACTTTTTTTAAGAAAGATTTATATTTATTCTTACCGCTTGGTTTTCTTTAAGCAAGTACACATCTTTTAAAAGTCTTTTCTTTGTCCACATTGTAGTATCTGGGCAGTACTTTTTTACTGGCTTTGGCATCTCTAAAGTGTTTAGGTAATACATAAAGTTTCCTTTAGGATCATTTACAAAGAATAACTTAACTACATCATTAAGGGCCATTAGAGCATCGTACTTGTCTTTTTCAAGCATTTTATCTTCATAGTACTTGTTCCTAAATTTCATCTCTATAACGCAATCAACACCCTTTGGTGTTTTACCTTTTGCATCAAACCTAGAATAACCATCACCGCAATGTTCCAACTCCCAACCATCAAGATTTAAAAGAAACACTACTGCCTTTTCCCACTCATTAATTTTTTTAATGCCCATTATTCCAAATTATGTTAAGCTGCTTTATCCACAACTTTATTTTTTTTGGGTTACAAGTGCAGGGTTTATGGTATTTATGATTGTAATACTTTGCGTGCAGCTGGCATATTAGTTCAAACTCATTAGGTTGTAGTGTGCTTTTTGGTTCAGATCTGAAGTTGCTCCAGGCTTCAAAATCTTCTTTATTAAATTTTACCATCTATCAATTTTTATTTCATTTAACTTTTTTCTTCTGTTGTTGCAATCACATTTAGTACCTCTTATTTTGTGGTATTTATCTACTAGGTATTTAATACCAGTATATTTAGTTATGTAATAAATAATGTTTCCTAGTTTCATAATAGTTTTTTAAGTTTATTTTTAACTCTGTTGTAAGTGTTGTAAAGTGAATAGTAATGTATTAAACTTTTCCTGGAAAATTCTGCTATGCTTTCACCCTCGTTTATAATCTCAAATACTTTTCTATCATACCAAAACATCTTTGAAAGTTCTTCTTGAATTATATCGTATTGTTTTGTGTAATCGACATCTGATGTGGCTGTTTCAATATTTACATCATCAATATTAACTAATGTGATATTTTTTTCTTTTCTTTTTAAATCGTAAAATAATGTTTGCAAAGTTCTATATACGTAATAATAATTTATTTCATTTTCATTATACATAATGTTTAGATCATCTTTAAGCCTGTAATGTATTTTTATATACATTTCCTGCACTATATCTTCAGCAATAGTGTAGTTGCAACCAAAAGACTTCACTATTCTTACCCAGTCTTTGTGTTTTTTGGCTAACAAGCCCATTTGTTTATCAAGCATCATTTTAATATTTTATCTTTATTTCTATCTAATATTTTTTGTACTAATGCTTTGTTATTGTGTTTCTCTAAGACCTTATTTAGATTTAATCTTAAACAATATCTGTTACTTTTACTTCTGTTCTCAAACGCATCTAATAATTGAAAGTTTGAGTAATGGTTTAAACAATAAATTTCTTCTTCTGAATTTGCCCAGCTTAACGGTATTATGTGATCTAAATGTACACCTTTTTTTTTAACTCCAATTTTTTGTTGAAACTCTTTAAGCGTCATACCCAGGATTTCTTCACTTTTTTTATTTTTTTTGCCTTTTAAATATCTATGCATATGAAACCTAACATTTTTACTGAAATTTATAAGAGGGTCTTTTAAACTTCTTTCTAAAACATATAAAGCAACATCAGCTTTTTTATACTCTTTTGCAAGATCTGGATAGTTTTTGCTAAATTCTTTTCTTTCTAATACTGTTATTTCGCACCATAGCAATTCTTTTGTTTCCTTTAAGAAACTATCAAAAGGCATCTTTAATTGTAACCTATTAGAAATTAAATATTCTTTCAATTTTCTTTCATTTCTATCTTTAGGTTTGTAACTCATTTTAAAGGATCATATAAATCACCAACTATTGTTGGCAAACCTTTTTTGTTTACTTCAAAGCTAAATGTTTCAAAAGAGTAACCCCTGCTTCTACCACATTTTACAGTTATCCAGTCTTTATTAACTGTATTGGCCTCTAAAGATATTACAGTTTCTGCTTTCTTTTCTAATGCAGAACCTAGATGACCAGTTCCTAGCTTCTGGCTTCCATAGTTTTGATGTATAACACAAATTATATGCACATTACATTGGGTTGATATTCTCATTAATGCACTTACTAAATTGTTGCTTTGCTCTATGTTGTTTACATCTCCACATAAGTCAGCTACACCATCTATAATAACAAGAGATGGTTCTTTTATCTTTTCCTTTAAGTAGTATTCAATAAATTCTAAACGCTCCTTAAAACCCACCGTTCTCAATGCAAAGGTGTGATATTTATCTTCTTTTATGCTGGTATCCATATCCAAAGGCCGTTTAAATACTTTAGATGCGTGCCAGTTTCCCTGCTCTGTGTCAAAATGTATAAGATCACCATTACCTCTATGCCCTTTTATTTGTCCACTATATATGTTTTTGCCACTTAAATAAGCTGAAGCCAATAATGATACAAAAAATGTTTTCTTTGTTTTAGGTGGTGCTGTTATTACACTTAAATTACCATACGTTCCTAATGCTATTGGTACTATAGTATCACCTTTATCTGATTGTAAAACCTTTTCACCATAACTTAAAGCTACTGGTGGATATTCTAATTTTTTTGTAATGTCAATATAACAAGTATCTGCTATAAATTCCATTAACATATTCTGTTCTGTTTCTTTTTCTGTCATTTGTTAAATGTATAAAAAAAAGGTGCAAGTTAAAAACCTACACCCCTTTTTAAATTAGGTTAATTAAAATGGCAAGTCATCACTTGCTGGTTCTTTTACCGCTTGTGGCTGATCATCTCTTTCAGCAACCGTCACACCATCTGGTGACATCCATACAACCTTACCATTTCCGAGATAGGTTTTAGCAACCTTTGCTTCACGTTCTTCTTTGGTTTGGCTATCCATAAAAGCTACGTTGTTTCCATACCTGGTTTCATCTTGAACCGCTATTGTGAAATTGTAGTACACCGCACCATCTTTTCCTTTGATAAATTTCTCTTTAGGTAGTCTATCTACTCTAATACTTCCGTTGATAATTGCACTCATAATATATAGTTTAAATTTGGTATTGTCATTACACGCAATACCTCGTGTTTTATTTATTTAGTTTTTCT